GTGCTCTTCCGATTCGCCTCCGGTTTTACATCTTCAAGGTTAATAGTTTTTCTTGAAGTTATCTCTATTGTTATATTGTGTTGCAAAGCAGTGTCTAATTGAGATTTTAAATAAGCAACATCTTTTGGTTTTAAGTAAATTTGGGTGCCAGCATGTCCTAACCATATTTGAAGAAATGGAGTTATTGACCAACTATCCGTTTGTTCTACAATTTCTATACCAGCGAGATTATCAAGATTATAGAATTTATTACCATCAATGATAAGTTTAGCCATTACTTCGCCTCCGGTTCTGCATTCTTCTGAGCCTGTGAAGCATCCTTCATAGCTCCAGCACCTGTCTTGGCTGCTTCAAGCTCCGCCTGCATTTGCTGCATCTCTTCCCTGCCCTCTCTTATTTCTTTAATCGTACTGTCATCATTTATAAAATCAGGCGATAAATTGTAGAGGTCGGCTATTTGGTCAACCACTTTATCACCGTTTATTTTGTCTAAAACATACGGGAGCATTCCCGCCATATTGCCTATCACCGTCATAGCGTTATTGATTGACTTCATCTCCTCAAATCTCTGCGCCCTTGCTAAAGGTGAAGTGTATTCAACGACATAATCTTTACCAGCTATTGACTTCGGTGGCGGGGGAATATGCCCGCCTCTTATGAGTATATTAAGTGTTCGCGTGATTATCGGGTCTAAAAGCTCTGACATCAAGCGTCCTAAAGTCGGAGCTAAGATTAACATCTTCTCTTCAACTCTTTGCATAACCTCAGTAGCGGTCATTCTCTCTTTTTGGGCGAGTAATAAGAATAGGTCAACAAAGAAGTTTTGCTTGATGATAGTCCTTCGCCTATCCTCCATCTCAAGGCCTACGGGGATGTCCACGCCTGTGATTATAGGCGTGATGTTATCCTTCGGGTCTTTTGATATTCTATAATTAACAGCCCTCGGTTTCCATTTTATCGGAAGCATATACCCGCCATGAGGGACTGAAAGCGGAGGGTCTATCTTAATCTGCGCGGCCCTTATTATCGTTTCATCCATCTTATTTAACTGAAGGATGTCAGGCAAACTCACCATCCCCGGACTTGAACCGTAAGGATCGTCATTGTGCTTATTAAATCTCGGCACGAAGTAGGGAAACTCTAAATATCCGCCCTCTGAAATCAACTGTTTCTTCTCCCTCTCTACATAATAAGAAGCGTAAGGCATATTCTGCGCGTCGTCTGTGCCTGCTGTCCTTTCGTATCGGGGCGTAACGCATTGGATAAACTCTATCTTCTTCTGCTCATTTTTATTGTCTAACGCCTTCTTAACTGCCTCGCCTGCCTTATCGCCCCATTTTAACTGCGCCTGCCTTGCGGTGAATTTAAATCTGCGATAAACTGTGATAACCCTTCCCCTGTCGTCCTCTTCTATGAATATGTCCCCTATCGGCCATGAGAAGAAACGCACTATATCAGCAGGGTCTTCTTCTTCGTATAACCCGCTTGTCCCGAAGATACCTAAATCAAGATAAGTTTCATGTATCATTTGGGCGAAGTTGGATGAGTTTAGCACATCATATATCTTATCTTCACTATTTTTAAGCCACATCTTGACACTTTGGTCATCCATGAACTTGCGGTCTTGCGTCTTTAATACAAACCACTTGGATGCCGGATTAGTTAAATATGAATGAAGCCCCGCGGCTAAGACTAAAGAGGATTGAATCGCTGTGGAGTCATAAACATCAAAGGCGTATTTCTCGCCCGCATGCCTTTCTTTCGTAATATAAGCTTTCCTCGGAATACAGTATTTAGCAAGCTTCTGCCATAAGGAGTGATAGTTACTTCTGTCCGTGTCTAACTTGTCAAAATGCTTAATAATCGCTTCGGCTGATATTGGTGTCTTTTTAGGTTCCGGCATATTCACTCCTTACAAGTTTTTAATAAAATGGCTCTCAAGTAGTTTAAATCCCTCTCTCTGGTAAAAGTCGCTCATCTTGCTATACTGAAGATTGCCTAAACATACCATTAAGATTTGCTTCACTCCCCACTCTTTGCATTTCTTCTCAAGCTCCCTTAAAAGCTTAATCCCATATTTGCGGTATTCTTTAGATACGAACCAAACCAGCTCCTCAAAAACCTTATCCGTAGAAACCATCCCAGAGGTGATACATCCGCCGAGGCAACCGATAACTTTGCCATCCTTCTCCATGATTAAGCTATGTTCAATGTTTGAACGCATGACATAACGAGCCTTGTTTTCATCACAATAAAGTCCGTATTCATCCAAGCCCTCTTTAGTGAACTCTTTAATAAGGGCAAGCCCATTCTCAATATCACTCTGTCTGGCCATGCGGATGGTTATCATTTAAGCACCTAAAAGTGTCTTCTTAGCCCCCGGAGCCTCTTCTTCAAGTCCTCGCGGGCCGGTCAATATAGTCTTGGTAATCCTGCTTCGCCTCTTACGAACCTCTTCCCTTGCGATAGCTTCAGGGTCTTCCCTTGTAGGCGCCGAAGGTAAAGGTTGTAATTTAGTTTTAGATGATTTGAACCAGCTCATAGTTCCTCCTTAAACTTCGGTTTCCCTTGATAATTCTCTTCCATCTGTGCTATTTATTGGAGCCTGCCCTATCTGCTCTTGCATAGCTAAAGCATCAATGACATCTTTAAACAAACTCTTGAATCCATCTTTAGACACACCATCAAGTTCACTCTCAAGTTCAGCAAGCCAAGGCGCTTCTTCCGGATGCCATACTGTGCCAGCCGCATATCTCGGCGCAAGCATCTTCACTCTCTCAAACTTAGAGCCTCTTTTAGCGTGTTCTATCGGCACTATACTAAAGAATTGATTGCGCTTCGACATCTCTTTATGGATAAACGGTTCTATGACCTGCTTATATAAACCTTTCTCTATTCCGAAGTTACTCTCCTGCCCAAACCATTTGCTCACTACATCAAACATCTGGTTTATAAGCTCAATCGAGTCCCACCGGCCATATCGTATATCCAATATGAACCAATGGTTGTGCTTGTCTATGCCCTTGACTACTATGGCACGAAGGCATGAGCTGGGATTTGGAGAACTTGCCGGGTCGAGTGTTGCATCCACATTGCAAACTTCTCTTATCTTATGAGCGGTCAGTGGCACATAGTATTGGCGGTATTCTTTCTTGAATATCTTTGTCTCTTCGCTTGTTGAAAGGCACATCTTCTCTTCAAGCCAGATTGAGAGAAGCCCTTGCCTTCTGAATTTCTCGCGTTGAGTATATATCTCCTCAAGGCTATACATCGTTGACCAAGCACTCGCTTCTTTGCCATCTTCTACTTTTATCGTTGATACTCTCATAGGTTTGAATCCAAGGTCATCCTTTGCTTCAAATAATCGTTCTATTATGCACTTCTCACCTAAATTGTTACTTATGAGAAATATCCTTGAGTATTTACCAAGAAAGAATACATCCGACATAAACCATTTCCAATCGCCTTCCGGGACTGTCTCGCCTTTCATCTCATCCCTGTCCTGTAAGTCATCACAGATAACTATCTTCGGTCGGCGCTCCTTATGAGATAAACCTCGTATTGATGAACCCTTACCATAAGCCTCTATCCGGACATTGATTATCCCGCCATTCCCTTTAACATCCACACTGAAAACTGTCGCGGATTGTTCTCTAATCTCCATTTTATTCGCTGATATAAGACCGTTTGTAATGTATTCAGTTTCTATTTCTTTAAGCTTATTCTGGGCAAGAGTAGCGTTATTCTTTATAATAACTATGTAATCTCTCTTCTTGGAGGGATAAGTAAGACAGTAAAGCGGGAAGGAACGGAGAACGAGCTGGGATTTTCCTGATTCCCTAAAGCCCTGTATGCCGGTGTTCCCTTCACCATTCAGGAGCATATCAGACCAATGGTAATGATAATCCGCGGCCGCAACCTCATGTGCCGGATCGCTCTCTAAAAGAAGATACCGGTAATTAACAAGACTCTTCTCGGCCTCAATGTATAATGAATCCACTTTTTCCTGCTCACATACGGTCATTTCTTTACCCCGCCTAATTTGGTTAGCGCGGCTTGAAGTAATTGCTTTGTGCCATCGTCAAAGGAATGTTCAGCTTCCTGTTTATCGCGCCAACCTGCGATGTTCTTCATTGTAAATATAGAGAATGCCCCATGATATAAACCCATACTACCATTGACTCTATATCGTTGTTCTTCAAGTTCCTTCGCTTCTTTTAAGGACTCGGCAAACTCTGGATATTTTTTCTTCTATAAACTAAAACATTGGCTATAACCCCTTTTAATCCCTATGCTTCTGGCGAAATCACTCAAGAATAAAGGCGGTAATGCTTCCAGCTCTGTTTTATCTATTTGAGTTCCATCTGATTTAGTTATCGTCATATCTTTGATTGTGTAATAGGGGGGGGAAAAGAAGTCTATAATCTTTTGGCAGTATATTGGCTCGTAGGGATATTTTGTATTACCGTGGATTTTTTCTTGTTCGCTCACTTACACCTCGCGGGCTTATGCTTACTTCGTTCAAACTCATAACATTGATCACGGTTTGTTTTTCGCAAGTGTTCTTCAAATTGAATATCGCTTTGTACCGAAAATTCACCATGACTATTTAAATAAGTTCTCTCTAATATATCAGGATGATAATGCGGGAAGTGATTATTAAAACTCACAGCTTTCCCCCTTCACTTATAAGTATACACTATGAGTTTAATAATTCAAGTATTCTCGGACAAATGCTCGCCATCCTCGTCGGAGAGCGAA